AAATAAATAGAATAAAATAATAACGTTAATATGGCAAAAATTGCATTAGACCTTACACAGTTTAAATCAGCTGGTGTTTATACAGTTGAAATTGATAATACAGAACGTGTTATCGTTAATGCCCAAGCATTACGATTAGTTCCTGGCTTTTCAATGCAGGGACCTTATAACACTCCCGTTTTTATTAGATCAAACAGAGATCTTGAAAAATTTTTTGGTCCTCTTGACACTAAGTTAGAAAGAAAAGGATCGTTTTTCCATAGATCTATACAAACATGTCTGTTATCATCTCCTGTTATCGCAATAAACTTACTTAGACCTGATGAAACTCGTGAAAACGGCGATAAAATTGAATTTGTTGGTTTAGGATTAAATGTTAATGATGTTGATGCTAGTTTAGCAGCTGGAGTATATCCATCAGATTTTTATGTTAACTTTTTTAACAGAGATAGATTCTGGACACCTGACCCTGAGTATCTTCAAACTTCAGTCATTAATAAATATGATGCTAGTGGAGCATATGATTCTCCTCTTCTTCAGTTTGTTAATACGAGTCCCAAAAATTACTCAGTTATCGTAAGAAAAGCTCCTTCAACATTACGTCAATATAATGTATTTGCTATTGACTGGTTTGGATCACAGGCTAATATACCTTATGAATGGATACGACCTTATGACTATATTAAGGATTATTTTATCCAAGTAGTTGTAGTTGAAGGCGATTGGACAGATTATGGAAGACTTTCAACAGACCCATATTACAGTAACTTCTTTAATGCAGATGGTCTTATACCAAGAAAATTGAATAACTTTATTAATGCATCTAATGTTAATCTTATTGGCTCATGGACAGGATGTATTATCCCCGATTTTTATGATAAAACTGGTGCAAACCAATATATTGAAGAAATTATTAACGCAAACGTTGCTTTAACCGGATTCGTTATTAATATTAATCAGCAGGCATTTGACCAAATCGTAAGAGTTAGTAATGCTTGGCAAATAGGTGAAACTGGTGAAGCAGCTCCTTATGAAATTGATCTTGTAGGACATAACTTAATAACTGATAGTGATGGCATTCAATCAAGATTTTTAAGCTATGATATTAGTGTATTGGATACAACTATTCATAATACTATTACTGTTGGTGCTGTTGATGGAACAGGAAGAAATTTCATAATAACAGATGCATCAGATGCAGCTTTAGTAACAGTGGGAACTCTTATTCAAAAAACTGATGAACCAGGAGTTATTCCAGGTGTTACTTATGTAACTGAAAAACTTTGGAATAGTGCATCAGAAGGATATGTAATTACTACAGCAGAACATGTTACTGCTGGTAATGTTGTTATCCAAAAACCTATAGATGATCCAACTATTACAACACACTATAAATTCATTAAGCTTGACGGATTCAACATTCTAAATAAACACCTTCCAGGATTTAACACCAGTGGTGCAGCTTCAGTAGAAGCAGGTGTAGAAAAGATTTACTCAATGCTTGAAGATCCAGGAATCCATAGAGGATTGGTTAATACTGATATGATATTTTATCGTTATATTGTTGATACTATGGCTTATGGTCTTGAACATCAATTGGGCGGTAAAAAATACTTATCAAGATTAGCAAAGGCTAGAGGTAAGTGTACAGCTCTTCTTAATGCACCTGCAATGGCCCACTTTGCATCCTCAACAGATCCTTATTTCTCAGATAGATTTGATCCAGAGGTTGATCCTAAGCCTGCTCTTAATGTGGATTGGATTGCAGAAGGAGGAAATCCTGATATGCAAAGATCATTTAGATTTACATTGCCTGATGAAGAAAATGGTTCAAAATACTGCGGTGTATTTGGCCCTTATCTTAAATACAATGATGGCGGAAAGGTATCTATGGTTCCTCCTGCAGCAGACGTAGCAAATGCATATGTTAAAAAATTCTTAGGAGGAAATCCTTATGCAGCTGTAGCAAATAGAAACGGTATCATTTCCAACCCAAATGTTATCGGTGTTGAATACATGATTGACAAAAAGGACCGTGATTCACTTGAACCTTTTGGCTATAACTCAATTATTGAAAAGGCAACAACAGGTCAAATTATGATATATGCAAACTCTACAGCTTATCAAACTATTAAGAGTGATTTCAATAACTTGCACGTAAGAGAATTACTTAATACTATAGAAATACAAATAGAAGACGTTATCGGACAATACATCTTTGATTTTAATAATGCAGTTACAAGATTAAACATTGTTAACTCAATTACTCCTATTCTTGAAACTATTAAAGATGCTGGAGCACTTATAAAATACGAAGTTGTGATGGACGAAACAAATAACCCCAAAGAACTAATTGCAGAAGGATTTGGTATCATAGACATTAATGTTTGGGTTACTGATGTTCTTAAGAAAATTGTTAATAGAATTACTCTTAACAAGGATTATGGAATTAGTTCCGGAGGATTTGTATTCTAAAAAATGAAAATAAAATAAGAAAAACGATATGGCAGATTTTACTAGTCAAGGAACATTTGGTTTATCACACTTTAGAAATTCTCGTGCATCGCAAGAAAATTTCGAACCTATATATCTTAATATGTTTACCATACAAATTGAGTTGCCAGCGGCTATAGGTTCGACACAAGAAAATACAAACCTTCTTCTTGAAAATATTCAGCAAATTGGTGGATTGAAATCACATAAATTCCCTTCATCACCTGTATCCCAATATTACAAATGGGCTCAAAGAAGATTTGCAGGAGCTAAGCCTTCTGAAACAACTATGGACTTAAGTATTGATTTTGAAGTTAACGTTGATCATACTCCAAGTGCTTATACAATTAAAACACTTCGTAAATGGTGTGACCTTGTATATGACCCACTTACAGGTAGAACAGGCGTTAAAGCAGATTATGTGGCGCCATGGGTATTGATTACAATGTATGATAGAGCCGGACGACCATTTTGGCAATGGAAATGTTACAGTGTATTCCCAATGTCATCTATGCCAGAAATGACTCTTAGCTATCAATCAGAGGAAATATATAAGGTTACTGGATTCTTACTTGCAGTTGATCACTGGGATGAAACAATAGTTTAAAGCTTAAAACCGATATGTTTAAAAAGCAATAACATGAGTTATTGCTTTTTTTTACATTTGGTTTATCACACTTTAGAAATTCTCGTGCATCGCAAGAAAATTTCGAACCTATATATCTTAATA